CGTACCGTCATCGTCCCAAGACGCCCGGTCATTGGCATCATCCTGGGCTACAACAGCCGTGCCGATGGACTGACCACCAGCTACATAATTAGCCACACCAAGCTCATTGGTGGCGGAGTACGCCGGTGCGGCCCCGTCGATCTGGCCGGATGCGTAGGCATCCGTGTATAGAGCGACCTTGAAGGTATTGGTGGCGCAGTTGATTGTACCGAGCATCAACTGCTCCTTGAAGTTATTTACTACGTGTGCATCGCCTGCGGCCATGTTACATCTCCCTTAGTTGGATACTTTGCCAGCCAAACTGGTTGATTTTATGGATACGACCACGGGTTCTGGTTTCCCGTGAAGTTCTTCCTCGATCTCCGTTATCCGCATATCTATTTCGGACAGTTGAGCGCTGTAACGCTCCAATGCGTTTGCAGCCCTGGGATCATCCATCATAGACTGGATGGTCTTGATAGCGAAACGAGCTATTGCCCGCCGGTATTTTAGTTCTTCAAGCGCTTCATTCAAATAGCTCCCTTTTCGACAAAAACTTCCTTCATCCTTGCCCGCGCCTTGCCCATGTCATGGTCCAGGCCTGGCCTGATATAGGGCTGGGCCGGCGTATTCGCCGAGCCGTATTCCTGCACGTTGCCGTAGCGGGCGGTGTTGGCATCGGTTGTAGGCGGGATCCCGACTTCCACGTAGTGGAAGTTGCCATCCTGGACCGGCCCGATCAGCGCCAGGTGCTTCTCTAGGTTATGAGTGTCCTTCGGCACGCGCCGGTCCATCCCCTCCAGCAATACCTCACCGCCGGCCAGCAGCGCCTCGTCCGCAATCGCGTCGATATCCTGCCCCGCCCTGGCGATCTTCTCCAGGTACTCTTCAAAGCCCTTCGTCGTCAGCCTGGTCTTGACTACCATTAGCCGCTGCTTATCCTCCGCACTTTCAGTTCTAAATACTCATGCCGCTCCCGGATATCGTCTATCGACACGATCTCGAAGCGCTCCAGGCCCTTCAGCACGGAGCAGGTCGCATCTACTCCGGACCTGTACCGGATGGTGACCGTCGCCGCCTGCTCCGCCTGCACCGACTGCGCCGCCCAGGCCTCCGAGCCGTGCACGTTGATCCATCTGCTCCATACCTCGGCGATTGTGGCCCACGTCGGCGTCTCGAAGCCGCCTGCATTGGAACTCACCGTGCGTGTTTGCAGAGTGATCTTCACGCTCATCTCGCCTGGCTGAATAAGGACCTTGTTATTTGTGATCATGTTTGCGCGCAAACGTGCTACTGCCCATCAGGCAGTGGTGAATGCGATCTCCTTGTAAAGTGTCTGGCCGAAAACATCTGGAGCATAATCGATAACTATGGTATAGCTCGAGGCATCAACCAGGTTATTCGTCGGATTAATGGTCATAATCTTGGCAGTAACACCCAATGTATTGGTCGAGGCAACTATATTCAGGTTGGCATCCTCCAGAGTTACCAGCGATGTGGCGCCGGCAGCCATTACGTGATTGAAAACAATCACGAAGTTGGCGGACACCGCCATGTAACCATCGATGTTAGTGGATATGATAGCCAACGGCTCATCGGGCGTGCCAGTTGTTTCGAGTGTCAATGCCAGGGCCTCGAGCTGCGTCATGGCCGCAGATAGGCCATAACCCAATGCGCCACCGGCAGCCATCCCGCCGGGATCCTCGTGCCAGCGCACCAGCAGCATGCGCGCCGCCGCCTTAGCCTCCGCTCGGATCGGGCTGTCCACAGTCCAATCCCGCCCGGTGGCGTACTGAATATACCCATCCACCAGCGGCAGCAGGTCCAGCATGTTCTGGTCGTTCTCTTCACACCGCAAGACCGCCGCCCCCTCGAGCTCCGTCAGGATGTTAGCCATAATTGCTACTCATCTTATCCCTTTCTTTTACTCCTCGATCGTTTCCCTCGACACTCCGATTAGCTCACCCTCGGAAGCTCATACCCGCTGCATTCTTGTATAACTCAGCCAGCGTTTGCGGCAAGTACGGCTCATTGCGCGATGGGATGATCACGCTGATCAGCTTATTCATACTTGACTCCCAGCGTCGTCGGCTGCACCAGACCCACGTGCACCAGAGCGCGCTGCCCACCCAGGGCAGTCACCACGTCATCGTATTTGCTTAAGTAGCCAATATTCTCACGGTAGATCCCCAGCCTGGCGCCGGTATCATAAGCCAGCTGCGTCCTATCCTTCAAGAACGCCCTCAGCTGGTTCAGCGCCTCCAGCCTGCCGGTCTGTTTCCAGACGTTCCACACATATTCGCACTTCCCGCCTGCGTGCCACATATCTTCACGCAATTTCTCGCCTTCGTTGTAGGCGCGTGCGGATACCCGCTCGAACTCCTGGCGTGTAATTGGATCGACCCGCTGGCTATAGCGCTCAGCCTCCCCCATCGCGCCCGCTGATTCGCCAGCTACCAATGCGACCGTTTGGAGCTCCAACGACAGCGCGCCAACCTTTTGATAATCCGCTTCCAGCATGGCCTGGTCCAGCCTGTTCTTCAGCTTTGCCAGGGAATTCTCGTTGGTCTTCCAGGCCCGATCGTGCTCGGCGAAGCGCTCTACAAAATACGCCCGGTCGATCTGGGCTTCGCCCTCGTACCCATAGATCGGCTGGTTGAATTCCGCCTGCCAGCAACGCAGCTTTAAGTCAATCCCGCGCCCATGGGCAAACCCGATCCAAAACGCATAGTTGGTTGCCTGGTATCCGTACTCCGTGTTGGACGACAGCTCGCTCCCGTACAGGCTAATATCCGTATATCCCAGGTAGATCGCCAGCGCCAGCGCCAGCGCCGGGCTGGAGCGCAGGTAGTGGTAGGGGATCAAGGACAGCACGCCTTCCAACGGGTACTTGACCGAGTTGGGCACGCGTGGATCTACATCCATCATGTAGATTTTCTTATCCCCGTGATCCTGCTGGAGCCATGGCCAGTGATCCTTATTCACCCAGTTCGTAAGGCTGGTGTAGACCTCCGGCCTGTGGATCTGAATGAGAGCATCCCAACGTGGGTACTTCTCCACTTTTTGGGCGGCCTCATTGAACAGCCATACCTCCAGGTTGGGATCGTCCCAGGGCATATCCTCAGTGCCCTTGGGATGCATTCCGACAATCGCCAGGGGGCGATGGACAGAAGGATTGTGTCCATTGCCATTGCCCCCGGCGACTAAATCTATCGGAAAGCCAGCAGGGAAAGGCTCTCCGGCGTGGATCATGCCGATGCCGAAGCCGTCGCAGAAACGAAAGTAGTCTGCTTGTAGCTGGCGTCAAGAACGCCCATGACTGCTACCACACAGTTGGCCATGTCGGGCGTGTCAGTCAGCAGCACCCGCACATAGCGGTATTTGCTGGCTGCCATAGCATCCGGATTGATCTCAATCCACAACAACTTGTCGTCATCGGAGACGGTCAGCGCCACACCGGCGGTGGTAGCTGCCGTGATAGCTCCCCAGGTGTTGGTCCCCACCGCGCCGGATAGGCGGTAGCTGAAGGCAACCGCCGCCTCAGCTGCGTCTACTGCGGAAGCGGCTTCAACGGTCACCACCTCGGTGTCGGTGGTTGTCCCGGTGATTGCGCCAAAGCAGACCAGGAAAGCCGCTCGGTTGGCGCCTTTCAGGTCCATATACGAGCTGCGCGTCGCGGTTGTCGTGATATCAGCCGGCGCCAGCAGCGGGATAAAGTTATCGTACCCAACAAAAGGATTCATCTTAGTTTCTCCTCGCGGAAATGTTCCGCAATCAATCTCTTCTGATTACTGACCGGTTGGACCGATCGGTTTAGCTGGACGCGGCGGCCATGACCACGAACGGTCCCTGCGTTGCGGAGCCGTGCAGCGGCGTCAGCGCCGAGTGCCATAGTGGCTTTCCATCGATCCTGTACGTGAATCGGAAGGCGCTCTCTTCGGTAGTGAACTTGACATGAATTGAGCTCGCTTGCTTCACGTCGCCCTTATTGATCGTCTGGTACTGCGAGAGCGAAGCCAGCATGATATCGCCGGTCGCAAACGCCGTCGCCGCATACTCGACCTCGAGCACCGGCCGGCCTTTCATGCGCATTACGCCATCGGGGCCGTAGTCGATGAACCGCGTCGGAATCTCGGTCGAGTTGGCCAGCACCAATTGGTCAAGACTCGGGGTCGTATCGGCATTGATCAGCCACACGTAGTCCTGGAAGCCAGGCCAGCGCCGCGCCCACATGTTGGTAATGTCTGCAAATTGGATCTTGTTGGCATCCGTCCGCAGCACGGAGATCAGGCAGGGGGAATTCATGATCCCCAAGGGTTTCCCCACCCCGTCACCCTCATAGATCGCGTCTTCGACGTAGAACTTTAACACATTCGGGACCGTGCGCCCCAGCCATGCCGCCAGGTTGACCGTGTCCTCGATCTGCTCGTCGGTGGCGTAGCATAACGCACCCACTTTCTTGAGCTTCAAATCGACCTGACGAAACTTCGGCTGTGATGCAGTGATGGTCCCGCCCTCCGCCAGCCAGTAGCCGACGATGCCGCCAAACAGCGTGCTTGCACGGGAGGTCTCATCTATGCCGCCGTACGCGGCGCTGTTGGAGTTCAGGCCGATAGGGTCGGAGGCAACCCGGGACAGGATTTGCCCGGTGTTATACATCCGCTCGATAATCGGCTGACCAACGGTCGGTGAGAGCAGGTAACCCCCATCGGCGGGTACACCCTCGGAGAGACCTGTCGCGTCGACTACCTTGCGCGAGCGCAGGCGTGAGTCTTCCCGCGATGGATGCAAAGCGGCGTCTTTCACTGCCTTGAAAAACTCGGATGGACTGGGAAATTCCTGGTCGCCTTCGTCCAGGGTAACTTGCACATTGCCACCCGTTGGCGCGAACCGCTGCGCCGGATCGGGACCGCCGGAAGTGGCATTGAGCATGGATAGATACAGGTTATGCGCGGACAGGGCTTTGGCCTTCGCCTCGTCCAGCAGGGGCCGCATCTCTAGCGCCTTGTCGTTCTCGCCGGCTTCGAAATGCGTATCGATTTGCGCGGCGATCTCGCTTACCCGCGCTTCTGCCACGTTGGCAGTATCAAGGTATTTCTTCAGGTTCATGATTCTTTCTCCTTCTTTGCATAGAGTTTGGCTTCGGCGCGGAAACGTTCCGCCACCGGATTGCGAACCGGCTCCTCTGGCGCAGTCGCAGGAGCCAGTAAGGCAGCCGGAACGTTCACGAAGTTATGCAGCGCATTCAGGATAGCTGCGTTTTGCAGGTTCTTGGCCTGCGTCTTGCTCTTCTTGACCTTGAGCACCTTGTCGGCAAAGCCATAGTTCACGGCCTCGTTGGCGCTCATCCAGGTCTCGTTGCTCATCAGCTTGGCCAGCCGGTCTCGGTTCTGCCCAGTCTTGGTCACATAGGCGTCGAGGATCCCGCCCTTGGCAGATTTTAGCTGGGTAAGTAGCTGGCTCATTTCCTCAATGGTGAGCACCGCATTAACAAACATTACCAGCGGGTCGTGGATCATGAAATACGCGCTCTCATTGATCCATACCCGGTCTCCCGTGATCGCCACCACGGTGGCCGCCGACGCGGCCAGGCCGTCGATCTTCACCGTCACCCGCCCTGGATAATCCATCAGGATCGCCTTGATCACGCTGGCCGCAATCAGGTCCCCGCCTCCGGAGTTGAGCCGCAATGTGATCGGCCCGCCCTGGCCATAGCGGTACAGGTCATCCTTGAATATGCGCGGGGTGATGTCATCCTCGAACCAGGAATATTCCGAGATATAGCCATACAGCTCCATCTCAGGCTCGCCTGATGATTGCGCTTCCGGCTCCGCAACTGGTTCGAGATCTGCCTCCGGCAGGGTTTCGTCCGCATTCCGCCAGCGCCAGAAAGGCTCGTGTGGCTTCGCGTCGCCTTCGAAGCAGCGGATCGGCGCGTGATGATTTGCGCGCAAATGTTCCTCTGGCGGAACAGCGTCTTCAGCATGATCTTCAATTGGATCCATTGTTGCCATCTTCATTGCCTCCCGCATTCCTGGTCGTGCTGGTCGTCGCTACCGATTGCATGTTGGCAGGGACATAGAACTTATCGCCGCCCTGGTAGGCTGGCATATCCTCGATCTGGCGCGCTTCGTTGGGCGTGAGCTGGCCGCTAAAGATGCGCTTTTCTAGCGTTTCGGAGCGGGTCTTGGCGTCCGTACGCAGCAATGCGTCTCGATTGAAGCGGAAATAGGAGTAATTCTGCTCTTCCTCGGTCAGCCATTTGATGGCAGCCGCCTGTTCCCACTGGACCAGGTAAGGGTCGAGCGTCGTGTTCAGATAATCCAGGTTCTGCTGCTCGTTGGATTGGTAGCTCTGCTTGCCCTGGTTGAGCTTATACAGCGGCACGCCAAAGAAGTTGGCGATCTCGGTGTCATTTTCCTGGATGCTCTCCAGGAATTGCGCGTCCACCGGTTTGAGCGTGATCGCTTCGAACTTGGTCACCTTCGGGTCGAAGATTGCTATCCCCGATTCCCTTAGCGCCTCTTCGTAGGTCTGCCTTACTTTCTTACGCGCTTCTTTGTCCAGATCGCCAGCCATCCATGCAATTCCGGACGGGTTGAGCCCCTTCCCGGCGATCTTATTCTGTGTGGCATAGTTCGCCAGCTGGCGCCCCAGCGTATCGCGCGCATAGGCGATCACCCCCCGGCCGGTGACTCCATCCTCCGAGTTGATCAGGAGCGCCAGGACCTCGGTGTCCGGGTAGCGCACCACTTCCCAGCCAGGCATGGCCACTTCATACCAGAGCTGGAAATTCGTATCGAACAGTGGCTGAGTGACATTGGACGGCAGGATGAATAGCTCGCGCCGTCTGCCGGCCCGGATCGGAGGTTGCCAGATATATGCCGCGCCGCGTGTCACCAGCCACTGAATAATCAGCTTCTTGAATACAAATGGGGTCATCCAGCGGTTGGGCGATATTTCCAGGAGCCAGGCGATATTTTCCAGCCTGCTCGAGGGGGATATCCGGTCGATCTGCCCTGACGTCCGGCTTACGAATGACTGTAGAGGTAGTTTAGCAACGTCATCGCTCAGGATATTGATGCAGCGATAAGCCGTGGCAATGTTACGGCTGGTCTCCGAATTGACGTGCTTCCCGTTGACTTCTGGGATATCCATTACCTCCACGCCCTTCAAGAAATCAGCCGGAGGCATGTCGGTTGCTACGTTCCGTAATAACTGAGAAATACGAGTAAACAGGTTAGCCATGACTACATGCCCCAGTCTTTGTCAAGTATATCTGCGGAGATGTTCCTGGTCCCTGAGTGTCTCACTGCTCGATCCAGCGCCATGACACCCGCTACTATTCCATCAATCTTTTCCCGGCTCTTCTGTTTGTTCGGCTTAAGATTTCCGGCAGGATCGGTACTAACAACTACATTATCCGCCATCCAGCGTAGCACTGGATGACCACCATGTCTCAATTTACGGTCAAGAACCAACCTCAATAAATCCTTGGTGGGTGGACTCATGCTTTTGAAGCCCTGTCCGAACCCCACCATTGTTAGCCCTGCGCCTTCCAGCTGTTGGCTTACCTGGAACGCGCCCCACTGGTCGAAGGCAATCTCTTGGATGTTGTATTTCTCGCTCAACGCTTCGATATCCCGAACGATAAAACCATAATCGATCACATTGCCATCCGTGGCTGTAATTAACCCATCCCGGACCCAGGCATCATAAGGTACTCGGTCCTTACGTGCCCGCTCAATCATATTCTCGCGCGGGATCCAGAAGAACGGTAGCCACGCATGCTGCTCCTCCTCGCCCGGTTCGGATGGAAAATCCAGCAAAAGGCTGGCAATATCTGAGCTGCTTGCTAAGTCAAGCCCTCCGTAACACGGAGCTCCTTCCAGCAGCTTCGCATTCACCGGCGTGCCACAGGCATCCCAGGCTGTCAGGTCCAGCCAGCGTGTCTCCTGCTGTGTCCATTGGTCCAAATGCAGCCTCCGGAAGGTGTTCTGGTAGGCCGGGGATTGCTTCGCTTTGTTCGCCTCGTTTCTCAAATAATCCAGCTTCACCGTCACGCCCAGGGATGGGTTGGCCTTGCGCCAGATCGCCTCATCCGTCCAGTCTTCCTGGTCATCCGCCGCCGCGATATATCCAAAAAAGGATGGGTCGTCGACCACCTTCTCCAACACCCTGCGCGCATATTCGTGCTGCTCGTAGCAAATGCTCTCCCGGTCATAGCCTGCCGTGGTAATCGCCACCACCAGTGGCTGCCGGCGCGCTCCGGTCGATGTCGTCAGCACATCCCACAATTCCCGGTCCGGCTGTGCGTGCAGCTCGTCGAAGATCACCCCATGCGCGTTGAGCCCATGCTTGGTGTAAGCGTCCGCGCTCAGCACCTTATAGCTGCTGCGCGATGAGAGTATTACAATCGACCGCTTGAAGACCTGGCTGCGCTTGGCCAGTTCCGGCGATCCCTCGACCATAGATTTCGCTTCGTCGAACACGATCCCAGCCTGGTCACGGTCCGCAGCTGCGCTATAGACCTCCGCGCCTGGCTCGCCATCCGCAAACAATAAGAACAGTGCTATCCCGGCTGCCAGCGTTGATTTCCCGTTCTTGCGCGGCACCTCGATATATGCGGTCCGGAACTTGCGCGTCCCGTCTGCGCGCTTCCACCCGAACAGCGGCTTGATCACGTCCTCGCGCTGCCACTCCATTAATTCAAAGGATTGTCCAGCCCATTCACCTTTTGAATGGTGAAGTAGTTTCTCGAAAAATGCGACAGCCACTCTTGCAGCATCCTTATCGAAATAATACTCGTCGGTCATGATGCAACCAATTCCGGCGTCTTGCCGGTCATCTGCGCCCAACGCTCTAAGGCTACGGCGATATATTTAGGCTCAAGTTCCGATGCACGGGCGATGCGTTTGGTTTGTTCGCAGGCTACAATCGTTGTTCCTGAACCGTCAAAAGCATCTGCGATAATGTCACCCTCGATAGAATACTGCTCAATAAGATGCGTCCATAATTTAAGTGGTTTTGGGCATGGATGATTTCCAACATGACCTTGCATACCCACCGGATAATTAAATACATCATTTGGCCGTGTTCGATTCCATTTCTCACCGGCAAAGATGATCGGCTCCCAGCAGGAAGATTGAGTTATTCTTCCCCGACTTATAGCATTTATCTTTGTCCAACATCCAGTAGCCTTAAGTGGTAATCCAAACCAAAGACCCTCTTCAAAACGCCTTCGCCCTATAGTTACTATTTGCCTTTCCGATACAGCACTCCATAAAGCAAACCATGTTTCAAGGAAATTTCTATACTCCTCTTTACTTTTTAGGTCATCAACTTCATTCCCATAATCTTTATCGACGTTATAAGGTGGGTCTGTTACCAATAGTGCCGCCCTCTCTCCCTCCATCACCCGCTCTACTACCGCCCGATCCGTGCAATCCCCGCATATCAACCGGTGGTCGCCGAGTTGCCAGAGTTGCCCGCTTTCCACGCCCCACTTGATGCGCAATTCCTCAGCCCGGTCGATCTGTGCGCCGGGGTCGTCGGGAGGCGGATCTCCACCGATCAAGTCCGCCAATTCCGCAGGCTTGAAACCTGTAAATAAATCCTCGACCGTCCCGGCCACATCTCTCAGTACATCCAGATCCCACTCGCTAAACTCTCCAACCCTGTTATCTGCGATCCCATAAGCCGCCGCCACCGCAGCATCGTCATCCACAAACACCGCCGCTATATGCGTCCAGCCTAATTTCTTTGCTCCCAGATATGTTCCGTTCCCGGCCTCGATCTTGTTGCCCTGTTTGCGATTGGCTACAATTGGTTTTCGTTGTCCGAACTGTTGCAGGCTCCCAGCGATACGATCAATGTCATGGTTCTTCCTGGTGTTTGCTGGATCAGTATGAAAGTCGGAAATGGGATGTAATAAATCCAACAACGATTCCGCCACCAAACAAACCTTTAACTCCTGGTCCATTTGTAGATCACTCATCGTCTTCCCCGCTCCCGATGTTCTCGAATAGCATCTCGGCCAGGCTCATTTCTTTGTCCGGCGGCTCTACATGTATTCGACTCCGGCTACTGGGCGTCATCCCGAATTCTACCGCAAACTTATACATCTGCTCGACCGCCCGGTTGGCAATCGCGAGGTAAGGATTTTGTATCGGGTTGCCATTGCTCGTCTTGATCACCGCTCCCGTCTTTGTAAGTTTTTCCTCCGCCTCCACCCAGCGCCCCCACGCTTGGCTGTAGGCTGCCAGCGCGGCGCGGTCTACACCCGTCAGCAATCCGGCATCATACAACTCGCCCGCCACGCGTCGCCATTCCCGCTTTGCCGTCTCGGACAAATGATCGGGGCAGCGCGGTAAGCGCCTGCGCGGTATAGGCTCATGCCCGTTCAATGCGCGCTTGCCTGGGTTTCCTTCCAGGACCTTGACCGCCGTGGGCTTCGGCTTCCTACCTCTCATTTTTTACCCCCCTTGCACAATTTCGCGGACGCATGCGTATGCT